GTACTCCACCAACAGCACCAACGTCCATCAGTCTTTAGCCTTGCCGATGTTTAGAGCCAAGATGTCCACCAACTTGTAGAGCTTACCTATCATCTCGTCATCTCTTGGCGTATCTGTGGCTGCTGCAATCAGTGACGCAACGGTAACAATGCCCGTAACGATCACAATTACATTGCCTATAAAGTCCAACATAAAAGCCTCCTATGTAACTGGCCTCAAATCTGGGATGCTTTCGGTGTTCATCGAACTCCAATCCTTCACGCCATGAGCTATCTCATCCGCAAGCGTGGCACACAAACGCTCATACGCCGTCTGTTGTAAGGTGGCGTTGCAGTGTTCTACCAGCAGGTTCTGTAGTTTTTCTGGCAGGTCTGCGACCTTGTACTCAGTACCATCTACGTCAATTGTTTCGGGTATATACATTGTTTATCCTTAGTCGCCATCAACGACGATGTTTGCGTTACTGTTCATCGTCAGTTTTCTGAAATTACGAGATTCCTGACCGCTGGGACTATCTTCATCACTATACGGATCTACTTCTGATATCCCCCAATCCCCTGACTCCTCTTGTATTATAGAAGCGGTATCCTCTGTGAAACCCTTAAGACGATCCGCCTTTTCATTTAGGTGGCTTCTTATAGTAGTTATGCCTTGTTCTTTCAGCCATGTATGGAAAGAAAGCACGTTTGCTTTGTCGTAGACATAACCTCTGCTGCCGTTAGCATCGTCTGCACCAAGCCAATAGTACATTTCTAACTGGCTATTTGCGGCTGTGCCGAAAACCATAGTTAGAAGCAATCCATCTTCTTCAGTCTTGAAACAAAATGTATTAGAACTTTCAATTTGATTTTGACACACCTTGCGGACGAAATTCTTCTGATCTTCGTATGTTGTCAGTCCAAGCTCCTCGAAGGGGTATGTACCCGTGGTCGGGTCAGTCATAATAGCCAACGAGCCATCGAATACACGATCAAACTCAGCATCTACAATAGAAAATATACGAGTACGGACTAAGGCCATTAGTTGCTCTCCGCTAAGGACTTAATGAATTTAGACTGCGACTCGCATCGTCCTATATACGCTTCGGCTTGAGCTTTCTTTTCGTCGCTCAAGTTATTCGTAAAAGGAGCAATACGATCTAGTGCATAAGCGTACTTAGCAGCGCCGTACAGCCCATGAGTTAGAACACCAACGTAGTTCAACACACTTGCTTGATGTCCAAGGACGCCGTACCTAGCAAGTTCTGCGGCAGGTAACACCCTTTCTGCAACACGATCCACTCTATGGTTCATGTAACGCGGCATCTTCAGGATCTTCTTATCGCGCAAAGAACCTGCATCTTCTTCAGGAATAGCGTCCCACATGTCAGGGTTAACTATGATGACATCTAAGTCATAAGTGCCATGGGTGATGTTCGCGCCTGCCAATCTGTATATTTGGTCATGTTTTGGGCTGTCTACATAAACCCCACGCTTTGCTAGTGAAATATGGAACGCAGAAAGCTTTTCATCTGGCGGCAAATCTTCAGCTTTTATATCAAGAACAACACCGCCTCTGACGCACATGGTGATGCCATCAGCGTTGTTCAAAGCAGTAGCGACAACCCCCGCAGACTCCCGCTTAACTAAAACAGGTTCCCAATCAGGCATGTTAGCCTTGATCGAGTCTACTGTGATTGCGCTCCAGGCGTTTTCACGGACTAGTATTTTTGGGTTCAATGTGGGGAACCTCCGAAAACTGGTTGAAGAAAGACGCTATACGATCAATCGCGTCATCACTTTTACCATAGATTATACCGCTAAAAGGGCTATCGAATACCCTGATTAGATTTTCCCTATAGTCTCCGCCACTTAGTATGGCTTTGTATACAGCCGCGTATGTATGGTGATTCTTAGATTTCAGATCTGTGAAGAGATGAAACCCCTTTCGTGCGGCTATTGCCGCTATCCCCATTTCGCTATTCCAACAACACCCCACAATATCTGCGGCATGCATGAGTTCATGCCCAGATTCTTTCCTGTTTAAGACGTTGTTTTCGCCATACAAATTTTTTAGATGGACCATCAACGATGAGCTAGTAATCGGATGAGGTTTTATGACAGCGCCTTGATCAACAGCAGCTTTCGCTTTGTCCCAATCTAAAACTTCTTTTATGCAGTTGGTTCCAGGCAAGAATATGACGAACTTGTGCTTGGACTTAGCACTTCTTAGCCGGTATTTGTCTTCAATACCTTCACCCATCTGATCGACTAGCTTTTCGCCACAGCCGGTTGAGTCACGCTTTACGCTTGCGTACATAGCCATTTCAGCAAAATGCACATTGGCAGGCTTTATATACAAATAGTCTTCAAGCGCATCGGTGTAAACGTAGCCGTGTATTTCTTTATCACCCCCCATTGAGTACCAAAGATCATACTCAAGGTTGGTGTTATACAAGCCGCGCTTGGGTAGCAAGCTGGCTAGATTTAAGGAATTGCACTTAGGGTTTCTGAGAATGTTTCCGCTCTTGAAGAAGTGCGCCCCAGCATTGCCAAGGCGATCCTCAATGGCTAACTGTTCAATCGCCATCTTTAGTCTCTACGTCAGCATTACGCAGATCAGAAATCATTTTTTCTAGCTCATCAAAACGATCTTCGGCATCACCGAAATGCTCAAGGACTATCTCCAGCATAGTTTCCATACGCTTGTTTATAGCCTTTAACTCGTCCTCTAGTCTTCCGTCCATTGTGACCCATCGTGATATCTAGCGTTGTGTGCGCTACCAGACGTAACCTCAGTTTGGTTTCCAGTAGCGGTCAATCGCTCAAATATAACAGTGTTGGTGTTGAAAGTCGTTGTTGTGTTAAACGTGGTCGTTGTGTTGAACGCCGTGTTGAACGTCGTAGTCGTAGACTTACTAGTGCCGGTTGCTCTTGTCGTGTTAAACGAAGTGGTCGTAGATTTACTAGTGCCCGTTGCTCTCGTTGTGTTAAACGAAGTAGTCGTAGACTTACTAGTACCCGTTGCTCTGCTTGTATTGAACGACGTTGTCGTGCTTTTACTGGTGCCCCGCGAAGTCGTGGTATTAAAGCTAGTGTTATAGCTAGTTGTCGTGTTCTTACTGGTGCCAAACGACGTGCTAAACGACGTAGAAAACGACGTGCTGAAAGATGTAGACGTGTTCTTGCTCGTGCCAAACGACGTGTTGAACGATGTAGACGTGGATCTAGTGGTATTCACGGTGCCACTAGACTTGCCATCCGTAATCAACGTGTTGAACGTCGTAGTCGTGTTTCTGCTAGTACCCCGGCTTGTGTTAAACGACGTTGTCGTGTTCCTTGATGTATTCCGAGACGTGTTTCGACTAGTGTTCCGAGACGTGTTAAACGATGTGGTCGTGCTCTTGCTTGTTCCCCTGCTGGTAGCGGTTGCGAAAGCCGTGTTGTACGAAGTTGTCGTGTTCTTACTAGTGCCAAACGTAGTCGTGGTGTTGAACGACGTAGTGGTGTTCTTGCTAGTGCCAAACGTAGTCGTGGTGTTGTAGGACGTGGTCGTGTTCTTGCTAGTACCAAACGTGGTCGTGGTATTGAACGATGTAGTCGTTGAGTTACTGGTAGACTGACTCGTTTGAGTTGCGCGAGTCGTAGCCGTAGCGCGTGTAGTCGCCGTCGCCCTAGTGGTGTTGTATATGGCGTTCCAGACCGTAGCCAACGTACCGCCGTTATTAACGACGATAAAGTTCACTTGATGAAGCGTATTAGCTGTAGCACGGACTGCAATCTGCGAGTCGGTGTCTAGCTCCTTCAGCGTACCATTGTCATTAATAAATATAGCCACTATTTGTTCCTAGCTAATGACGTAAAACACATGCCCGTCTGGGAACCCAGAGGCAGATGTCGGATTCGAGCTAACAATCGACTGTGTTCCTACCGTCTTGCCGTTAGAAACTATGTCAGTAAACGTGCCAGCCGCCGCCGTGCTGCCGCCAATGACAACATTATCAGCAGTCCCGCCATTAATGTCTGCGGTGGTCAGGGTTGCGCTTGCAATTGTAGCACTTGCAACATCGGCTAACTCTAAGTCTATGAGAGCGTCCGTAACTGCTGCTCCACTGCCAGCACCATCTAGAAACACAATTTTAACGTTACCGTTACCGATAGTTACAGTTGCGCCAGAGCCTTGCTTGATGATGATGTTTTGCGACCCACTTGTTGCATTCTCTATGATGTGAACGCGGGTCATTGTATTCGGCCCAATCGTGATAGTGCAGGCTGAATCCAAGGTGCCGGTATACTTAATATACATTGCACGAGCAGGATCAGTTGAACCATCAGCTACTGTAGACGTATGAGTGTCTGCATTGGTTGTAATTGCTTCAGTTCCAAAACCTAAGGCCTCACCTATCAACTCGAGGTTGGTATTTGTACTTGTGCCCCATGTTCCGCTTTCGTCGCCATTGGCAATCTCTTTTAAGCGAAGGTCGTTAACGTAAGTTGCCATCTAAGCTACCTCTGTCCAGTTTGGTGTCTGGCTTGTATCAACAAGCCCCCATATGTTTATAGCAGTAACTGCCCCAGTTGCGCCAACTCCAGTAAGGCTAAACACCGCCTTACCCGTCACCGTCACGTCGCCAGCACTACTCGTACCGACTACGCCCGTAAGATTAACAGAAGCTGCTGCAGTCGTTGTAACAGTAGTTACACCCCCTGTTGCAGAAACCCCTGTTACAGGCGCTGTAGCGCCCGCTGCGACGGCTGGGGCGGTAACCTGTCCTGTGCTAGAAACACCTATGATTGTAGCGTCTGGGTCAGCGTCAACCGTTCCAGCAGCACCTGTACCGACAACACCCGTGACATCAACGTTGATACTGAGAAGAATCGTAGGCGAACCTAACGTTGTTGTGCCTTCAACACCTGTAACCGGCAGTGTGTTGTTGCTTATCGTGGATACTGTGCCTACAGATCCAGTGCCCTCAACACCTGAAGGTGAGCCGGTTGCACCACCAGTTGCGGTGCCCGTGTTTGATGATCCAGTGCCCTCTACCCCAGTAACCCCTTGAACAATGCTCAAAGAGAAAGAAGGTGTCCCTATCTGCCCTGTGCCCTCAACACCTGTAACGGGGAGGGTATTGTTCGATATTGTGGATACAGAACCGGCAGAACCAGTGGCTGATACTCCCGTGACAGGGACAGTTGCTCCTAACGCAATAAAGACAGACCCTACAGATGCTGTCCCCTCAACACCCGTTACAGCTAGGGTGTTGTTTGTAACAGTAGTGGCGGCAGTGACTGCGCCTGTAGCAGACACACCTGTGACTTCGACGGGCAGGGGTGTTCCCCACGCGCCTTCGCCCCAGCCACCTCTGGCCCAGCCGTTAATTGCCGCCATGTACTAAGTACTAGGCTATTCGGATAATGGCGTTAGACGCATCCGCAGTAGGGAACTGAATAGTAAAGTCACCCGCTGTTGAAGTCTTGTCACCACCAAAATCCAATGCACAAACAGAAGGGTCGCCTGATGCGGAATCATTAAAGATAAGCGCACCCCTCGCCGTGACTGTTGCATTCGAGAACGTAAGATCAGCGAAGTCTGTCAGTGCAGTCGTACCTGATGAAGACGGATCAACACGAGTAAGGGCTGCACCCTTTGCGGTGTAGTTTGTACCCGATACTTCGTTAGATGTCGTGTATGCGGTGGTGCCTGCGCCCAAAGAAGCACTGCTTGTATACAGTGCCAAGTTAAACGTGCTTCCGCCTGAGTTTAGAAAATTGTGTTTTGCTTCCAAAAGCTCTTTCTTGAAAGACGTACACATTGCTGTCGTAATAGCCATTATAGACTCCTTATGATGTTCGCCATATCAGCATGGCCCTGGTTTTCAAATTCAGCGGCAAGAGTAACTCTGTCACTACGAATCGCCTCTTTGACGTAAAATAAAACTGTTGCTCTAACAGCCCTTTTGAATTCGTTTGCTTGTTCCGCAATCAAAGGATGACAGTTTCCGCCTACGCTAACAATCCTATCCGCCGCTGCATCAGACCAAAACTCTGGGTCATGGCCTTTGTGATCGGTGGTGGAGACTAAAACATTACCAACCTCAGATTGAGGCGCTTCAAAAAATGACAACGTTAACCCCTTGCAATGTCGTATCTAATTTCTTCTCTTGCACCATAGCCTTCCCCTAACGCTTTGAGGGCTTCCATGGCCATAGAAAACCTTTGTTCGTACTGGCCAACTTCTTCGGGTGTTTTCAAAAATGTCGCCGCTTCGGCCAGTGTCCCATACAACAAAGCGTCTGGCGCGTTGTCAGACAACCAGGTTGTATCCGTACCAGACGTTGTAGTTAACGACGCTGGGCGATACTTGTAGTGTAACTGGTAGGAATAGTTTGCCGCTGGCGTTGGGCCCAGAAGGAACGTTGTGTCATCAAACAAAGCGTAATATTTAGTCGGGCCTGTTGTTGACGGGTTTGGCGTGTAATCTCTTATGAAAGAAACATGCTTCAACAAAGGGTAGGTGTATTCATTGCTTATGATCAAAGCAAGACTATATGACGCTAGAAAATCAGATGGGGTAGACAGGTATGGATTTCCGCTAGTTCCAATGCCTTCCACATTTTTACGGAACACAGGCAAAGAAACATTCTTCAAAATCCGCTCTTCTGCTTCTTTGATGAACGTATCAAGCTCAGCAACAAACGTAGTTTCTGCGGTTTCGCAATAGTCTTGAACTGTGGATTTTAACGTAGCTAATGTAAAACTCATGTAATCACCACCGTCACTGCTCCAATAGACCCAGTTGCACTGTCTATGCTAAAGGCTGAGCCAATAGGGTCGCCTGTAATAGACATAACCTTGTTTGCATCAATTGTTTTTACAACGCCTTCCCCAGCAACGCTTGAGGCCGATCTGTTGGGTCTTGGGAACCTAAGTCCTTCAGCATCAGAAACGTTTTTAGGCGGCTCTAATTGAGGGTGCTTTGGCTCGTAACACTCTGTGCATACGCGAAACCCAGTCCACTCTTTCTTCAAAGAAGTGTACTTGTACTGAAAGCCGCATCTATCGCAGATGGCAATCGCATGTTTGCCAGAAGCAAAAGACATTACGCTATCCTAGACCTCATGTTAGGCGCCACCATCAAGGAGGCTCTGCTTTGATCTTGATCAGCAGCTCGAGCAAACTCCTCGTCATACAAGCCTTTCAGCATCTGTACACGATCAGGCGCTTTCTTCAAAGCAATGTAATAGGCAAGTCCTGCCGCCAAACATGGGTAAAACCTAAATGGCACATCTACCGTATTCACACCAGCATCAGCATCTTCAATGCGAACCAGGCGATTAATTATCAATTGATCCGTAGAGTTCTCAGAAGCTGGCCAAATATAAAGCCTTGGCGTTATTTGCTTGTCTAGAAAGAACTGAGTTGGTCGGGCCTGGGTTGACTTATCTGGCAAGCCCCAATACTCAGATCGACCAATTTGTACCATGGCGATATCAGTGGTGTTTGACCCGTCAGTCCTGCGAATCACAACATCAAGCACATCAATCGTCGTAGCAGACAAATCAAGAAACTCATCTCCTTGGGACAATGTTGTGGTGCTGTTTGTCACAGTCCATTGGTTTAACCCTCTGTTTGCCCAATCAGCAAATAGAAGGTTTAGTGACCGCCTTGCAGTCACCCCATCGTAGCCAGTGCGGTACTCAAGGCCGCATCTTTCAAATGCTTCCTCAACGTATTCCGCGACATCTGGCTCGAAATCAGAGCTTCCAGAAGTAGCCATTAATAACTCTTTAATACTTCAAGTATTACGGTATAAGTGTCGCCGCTGCTTGCGCCAATCGTGGTGAACTGAACGTCGCCAGTCTTACCTGATCCTGCGTTATTAGGTATCCCAGAAAATGGCGTGTAGTCATGCATACCATTTGAGTCTGGAGACAACGCAATAATCAACGTGTCTGACGTTGCGTCATTCAATAATTGAACGCCCATGCCAACGCACTGCCACCAGATCTTTGCAATTGCTACCTCGGTGCAAGAATCTCCAGCACTGTTAGCTGCAAGCGCGCTTACATCAACCTTGGTTACTGCGCTTTCGCCAGTGCCGTCGCTAATGTTTGTAAACTTGAGTACGGCTTTTCTCTCACCATCCTGAATGGTTTGAGACGTTACTGTATCAGCCATGCTTTTCTCCTAAGCAGAGAGGGCTTATGCCCTCTCATTGAAGTTAATCAATATATTACTGATCAGCAAACGCAGGCGCAGTAGTACTCGTTGCATTTCCAAAGATTTGGTAATTGGTGGAGTCTTTGCCGATTATGGTCACTTCAAACCCTGCAGGCACATTCAACTGAATGCTGCTGTTTGAGCTTCCATTTGAAAATACTGAGCTAACTTCGTTTCCATCAGTATCTAGGAACGTAACGCCGCCGATGAAAAAGTTAGTGTTTCCAGGGGTAACAATTATTGCATCTGTTGCGTCAGCCGCACCGCCTGCATAAACAAACTTGAACACGGACCCAGCAATAGGTGCTGGCAGAGTGTAAGTGTTGTCTTGACCGCCGTCTGGGACAAGAAGAACTCGTCCACTATGGTCTGCATTGTTAAGAGTTTGGTTGCCATCAGACAGGCTTATTGGGCCAGCCCCATAGGTGCTGACTTCAGTGATTGCGCCAGTGGTGGCATTTTTGCTAATAGCTTTGAAGGTGCTTTCAGATCGCACCGCACCTGAGAAAGTAGTAGTACCCATGTTCATCTCCTGTCGTGGGTTATGTCAGCCACACCATGCGGCTGTCAGGGATAGTTGATTTATACAGCACAAAAAGAAAAGGGGCAACAATGTGCCCCTTCTCCAATTGTTCCATGTGGAACAATTATGCGCCTTGCGATGCAAACACAGCGCGTGGGTTACTGAAGCCGAAGCTGTAACGCTCACGGGCCTTGTAACGCACGTTACCAGTGTTGAAGTCGCCTTCCATAGAAGTTGCGACAGGGCTTCGCTCGAAGTGCTTGAAGCCATCTGGCACGTCGGTCTTAACAAACCAAGCATCAGTGTCCGTCAGGAAGTGGTTCACTGCATAGCCTTGCGGCAGCATGCCCATGTTCCTGATTGCGTTGATGTCGTTGTCAGCCGTACTTACTCGTCCGGGAGTTTCCAGAAGACGATCCGCCACAAACTGAAGCTGTGGAGGAACGACTAGCTTGACGCCTTGCAGAGCCAAGATCATGTTTCGATCATCTACAAAAGTAGAAATACTGATCAAAGCATCTTCCAGAGAAGTCTCGTTCAGATCTGAGTAAGCACTTGGTCGGTTTGAGAACGTACCACCACCAGCGAGGGGGTGTGCGTTTGAAACCAACTCAACACCGTCGCCGCCAGCGAAGCTAGAGTTGAACGCATTGTTCAACACGTTAGCAGCCTTGACTTGCTTGGTGTGTGCCATGCTGCGCGCAAGAGCCTTCGTATAACGAGCGCCTAAGCGGTCATACAAATTATCTTCAACAGCTTCCTCGGTCAACGCGAAAGCAAGCGCAACGGTTTCGTGTGTGTAACGAGCCGTGAACCCTTCGGATGCAGAGTCGTAACCGACACTTTGTCCTTCAGACTTATCACGAGCGTTACCAAAGCCGACGATCAGCACTTCTTCTTCAAACGCTCGGTCTGAAGATTCGGTGTCAAAGATCTCAGCGTGTTCATTCTCATAACGAGAATATTCCATGCCAAATAAAGCGTTGAGACCAGGCTCTAGCTCTTTGGCTAATTGTGCTCTTGAAATAGCCATTAGTTAGCCTCCTATGCTAAACCGGCGCCTTTTTGGCCGTAGATTGAGTTCTGAATAACAACGAGAACGTTGGTATTCGCCGTGGCAACATCTGAATTTTCTGGGTCGCCAGAAATATCAATAGCCTTAATTGGCAAGCCTGCTGTGGTTGCACCCGTGGTTACGTCTAGCTCAGCGCCAGATTTACCAGTTACAGTGCTTCCAGAACTGGTGTACACGATATCGAAGTTACCGAACAAGTCAGTAATCGGGAACGTATCATCAGCTTGGATTTCATACACAACATTCGGATCATCGATAATGAAAGCGATGATGTCCGAAGCATTAGTGCTTGCGGGATAGAAGTTGCTGAACACTTGTTCCTTGGTCGTAGGATCAGTGTATTGACAACCGTTGAACACACCAACGATAGGCACAGTGCCTCCGTCTGCGTGAACCTCTACCGTACCACCAGTAACCTGGGCAACCATATCTCCTTGGAAGATAGCGGTTCCATAGTTAGCAGCGATGCGATATCGGCTTTGTCCACCAGTATAGGGGGCACCGCCCACCATCCGGACTGGACGCATTCCAAAAGCGGCATCTTGGTTCGCCATTTGGGATCTCCGTTTTAGTTAAACACAATCAAAAATGAGGTCATTTCTTCCCTCGTCCAAAAGATACCTGCGTCTTTCTCTCGTTAGAGATTGGCATGGCAGGATGCTCATCCTTCATTAGATCGTTATCAACAGCATGCATCTGTTGGTCGGTCTGCCGAGCGAAATAAGCATTTCTTTCTTTAACGGTTTCCTCAGGAATCTTAGCAAGCATCAGCCCGCCAACACCCACAGTCCCGGTATGGTTGCCTTCGTCAATGACGGGCAAGTCATAACCTTCAATTTCGCTAGGACGTACAGGTTCGTACCCCTCACGGAATCTCATGTGAACATTGGTTTTGTCTGCTTCTCCACGGATGTGGGTCCGCAGCCACCGATACTGCATCCCAGGGGGCGCGTCAGGAGTTTCCAATGCTTGAGGCGGCTTCCATGGTTTACGCGCAGCTTTAGCCTCGCGGCTTCCGCTACTTCTTGGTGTTCTATTAGAACCCTTTATTTCGTCACTCATGATCTTTGCAGCCTCATTTTCTGTTTTGCGTATTCTTTGAACGGTACACCGAGTTTCCTAGCTAATTCCTGTTCACTCGGCAACAGTTCAACTCTACGAGAGTTTTGATTGCGTCCAGTTCCAGTCGTGCGCGATCCAGAGACAACAGTTTGGACGGGTTTTTGGTTGTCTCCCGCGAAATTTTGCTCGTTAAATTTATGTGGCAATTCTTGCCTAATGCGAGCGTCAATTTGAGCGTAGTATTCATCAGATTCTAAGTCAATACCGCTACTTACAAGATCTTCATGTATAGCAAAAGCTACATTTGTCATGACCTTGTCTCTGCCGAACCACTCATTTTGATTTGTCCATTCAACAGCTTTGTCTGATGGCTCTTGATATGCAGGCTCCTGTTGATAAACAGGATTGTTTGCTTGCTGCTGAGCAAGCTCTTGTTGCTGAGCTTCTGCGGCAGCTTGCTGCTCAGCCCACTTTGCATAATCAACCTTGTATTGCTCAAGATCACGTTGATATTGAACAAGTGCGTTTCGATCCGCTTCAGCCTTTGCAAGCAACTGTTGAGCATCAGCCATAGCGTCTGGGTCGCCAGACTCATAAGCTGACTTCAAGTGGCGCTTGGCTGCTTCAGCCTGAGTTTCAACGCGAGTAGCGAACTCATCACTGTAAGTTTCTTGAATCTTTAGATTCTGT